GGCCTGATTGAGGCAAAAGCGAGTGGTATGCCCCTTACCCAAGAACTAAGAAGTATGGGTATACCTGTGCAAAATTATAGCCCAAGTAGAGGTAATGATAAATTTACTCGTGTGAACTCCATTGCGCCATTACTAGAAAGTGGGTTAGTATGGGCTCCAGATACTCGGTGGGCAGAAGAAGTTATTGAAGAGTGTGCCGCTTTTCCAAGTGGTGAGAATGATGACTTTGTAGATACATGCACACAGGCTCTAAGAAGATTTCGCGAAGGCGGTTTTATACAACACCCAGAGGATTATGATGACCATGTTGATGCACCCCCAAGACAAGCAGTATATTACTAATTTTTTTGCTATGTTAGATACCAAGTTGAAAATGGCAAAAAAAGAATTATACCCTGACCAAAAACCAAAATTCCGTGTGATACAAGGGGGTAAACAAAATGGCTAGAAAACCTAATCCATTTAACAATATAGAGCGTGAATTTACATTAGTCGGGCAGAAGTTGCCCGATGATCCGTTGGAGGTTGAATTACCTACTGAAGAAGAGCAAATGGCTTTTGAAGGTATGGAAATGACACGTAATGAAGATGGCTCAGTGGAGTTTGGGGAATCAGAAGATGATGTAAAACCCGACGTAGGGTTTATGGGTAATTTAGCTGATAGTATAGATGATGATGAATTAGCCGCTATAGGTTCTATGATATTAGAAAAAGTAGAGGAAGATAAATCTTCAAGACGCGAATGGGTAGATACATATACAAAAGGGTTGAACTTACTTGGGGTACGGTATGAAAATCGTACAGAACCTTTTAATGGTGCTACAGGTGTAACACATCCTATGTTGAACGAAGCAGTGAGCCAGTTCCAAAGCCAAGCATATAAAGAATTATTACCTCCAAACGGACCTGTACGTACACAAGTGATCGGTGATACTACCCCCGAACTGGAAAAACAGGCAGATCGTATTAAAGATTTTATGAATTACCAAATAGTTCACGAGATGGATGAGTACGATTATGAGTTTGACCAAATGTTATACTACTTAGGACTATGTGGTAGTGCATTTAAAAAAGTTTATAATGATCCACAGCTAGGTAGACCAGTCAGTAAGTTTGTTATGGCTGAAGATATACTTGTGCCTTTTACTGCAACGGACTTACAAAGTGCAGATCGGGTAACACATATCATAAAATACAATAAAAATGAGTTACGCAAGTTACAAGTAAGTGGTTTTTACCGTGATGTTGAGGTTATGGCTGGTGAAGGCGATACAAGTGAGCTAGAACAAACAAAAGAAGAACTATCTGGTATTGAAAAAGCGGGAGCGAATGAACAAATTACACTTTTTGAGTGCCATTGTTACTTAGATTTGGAAAATTTCCCTGATTTAGGCGCAAATAACGAGCCTACAGGTATACAACTACCCTATATTGTGACTGTTGCCGAAGAAACAGGCGAGATTTTGTCAATTTACCGTAATTTTGATGAAAATGATCCTTTAAAACGTAAAAAACCTTACTTTGTACACTACCCATTTACTCCTGGATTAGGGTTTTATGGTAATGGTTTGATACATTTATTAGGTAATTTGTCAAGAACGGCTACTGCAAACTTACGACAGCTCATTGATGCAGGAACATTATCTAATATGCCAGCGGGATTTAAAGCTCGTGGCTTGCGTATCCGTGATGATGACCAACCGCTACAACCAGGAGAATGGAGAGATGTAGATGTGGTAGGAGCTGAATTACGAAGCTCACTTATGCCTCTGCCGTATAAAGAACCTAGTGGTACGTTATTCCAATTATTAGGTTTTGTTGTCAATGCGGCACAAAAGTTTGTTGGCACGACAGATATCGGTACAGGTAATATACAAAATACTGAGATGCCAGTTGGTACAACGGTAGCTCTTATGGAACGTGGTAGTAGGATAATGTCTGCGGTGCATAAACGATTGTACAATGGATTAAAACAAGAGTTTAAGTTATTAGCAAATCTTTTTGCCATGGATCCAAGTGATTATCCATATAATGTCTCAGGCAATCAGCCAGGATTAAAAGCTAAAGATTTTGACGGTCGTATTGATATTATACCAGTAGCTAATCCTAATATATTTAGTATGTCACAACGTGTGACACTCGCACAGGAACAACTTAAATTAGCACAAGCTAATCCACAAATGCATAATCAGTATGAAACTTTGCGTAGAATGTATACAGCACTTGGGGTTGATAATATTGAACAAATATTACCACCACCACAGCAAGCGATGCCGATGCCACCAGTGCGTGAAAACGGTATGTTGCAATTAGCTGTGATTGGTAAACAACAGTTAAAAGCTTTTCCAGAACAAAATCATGATGCACACATATCTACACATTTAAGTTATATGACGAGTATGATTGTGAAAGCAAATCCTGCGGCATTACAAATTTTGCAAACGCATATATTTGAACATATTAGTTTAAAAGCACAAGCTATAATACAGCAAGAGTTGATGAGAACAGGAGAACAGGGGCAACAATTACCTCCGCAACTTGTTGAAAGCCGTATGGCAGAAATAGAAAGCCAACTAATATCAGACTATTTACAAAAAGAAAACGAAGTGTTGGGTATGCAAAATAAAGACCCACTGGTTGACCTTAAAGCAAAAGAGCTACAATTACGTGAACAGGAGCAAATGCAAAATGCGATGCAAGATCAAATGGAGTTACAGTTTGATAAACAGAAAGCCGCAGAGCAAGCCGCTATACAACGGGAACGTATTGGTAGCACAGAGGATATTGCACAAATGCGAGCACGTATAGCGTTAGAAAGAACTAGAGGCAGAGGCTAAAGGAGATAAAAATGGCTAACAGGTTATCACAATTAATAGATTTATTAGAAGAAGCTAAAGAAGCTGGTGATGAGGATAAAATACAAGAGATAGAAACAGATATGTTTCGTGAGTTTGGGTATGATGCAGAAACTGGTGTAGTAAGTAAATCTATGGGTGGTGAAGCTAAAGATATTCCAGCTATGATGGATGCCACCAGTAATAGAGTTACTAAGGGGATGATATCAAGAGGCGGTCGTAAAGCTTTACGTGGGACTAAATTTAGAGGTGTCAGGTAAATTGATACAAAAAAAGTTGCAAAAAGGTTCTAATTATAACAAATACGATCTTGACGGAGATGGTATTGTGGATGATGACGAACTTTTAGCGGCTGAAAAATTACATGAAATAGAAGCCGCTGAAAAACAAGAAGCGGCAGAATTACGTAAAATGACAGCGCAAAGACGTATGGCTACGGCTGTTTTGTGTTTCATGGCTTTGTATACGTTATTAATGTTTATGCCTTTTGTGTCAGATGAAAGAGTAAAACTGCTGACAGATCTAAGTAATCTACTCTATATTACAGGTGGTGGAATTGTTGGAGCCTATATGGCAGTTTCTGTTTGGCCGAAAAAGAATTAGGGAATATAATGTTACAAACACTTATTGGACCAGTCACAGGATTATTAGATAAATTTGTTGAAGACAAAGATCAAAAAAATGCTCTCGCGCATGAGATCGCCACAATGGCAGAAAGACATGCACAAGAGACAAAAATGGCTCAAATCGCAGTCAACCAAGAGGAAGCGAAGCACAGATCAACCTTTGTTGCTGGATGGCGTCCGTTTATCGGATGGACGTGTGGCTTCGCGCTTGCGTGGCACTTTATCATTACTCCCATTGTTTTGTTCACAACTGCGATCGCTGGTTTCCAAGTTCCTGAGTTACCTACGTTTGATATGGACTCGTTGATGACAGTATTACTAGGTATGCTCGGTTTGGGTGGTTTACGTACTTATGAAAAAGCTAAAGGATTGACAAAATGAGTTTATATGCAAATATACATAAGCGTAGAAAAAGCGGTAAAAAGATGCGTAAGGCAGGAGATAAAGGTGCTCCTAGTGCATCTGATTTTAAAAATGCGGCAAAAACTGCTAGGAAAAAGAAAATAAAACGTGTCTGACCTTTACATTCACGAAAAACTCCGTAATATTATAAAAGAGCGGATAGATCTAATAGACACACAACTAACAGAAGGTGTTGTAGAAGATTTTTCCATATACAAGATTCTACGTGCAAAACGGGAAGAACTTGCAAACATCGAACAGGAACTTGATGTCCTGCTAAAAAAGGTAAACTATGACTAAAACACTTTATGTGCCAAAGCACGTTATACAATCCAAAAAAGAAAAACCACAAAAACCCGAAACACCAGCATTACATAAACTTCCTGAACCGACAGGTTGGCGGATTTTAATATTACCTTACAAGGGTAAAAAGAAAACTGAGTCTGGTGTTTACTTACCCGATCAAGTAGTAGAACGTGAAGCACTTGCCACTGTATGTGGTTATGTTTTGAAACTTGGACCATTGGCTTACCAAGATCCGGAAAAATTTGGCACTACAGCAAATGGTCAAACAGGAGTATGGTGTAAAAAAGGTGATTGGGTGATTTTCGGCAGATATGCTGGAAGTCGTTTTAAAATAGAAGGCGGTGAAGTGCGATTATTAAATGATGATGAGATACTCGCTACAATTAAAAATCCAGAAGACATTCTGCATACATAACGGAGAGGGTTATGCCTGAAACAAAAGAAGAACAAATTGAAGTAGAAATTGAAGAAGAAAATGCAGAACAGTCTGAGGCTGTATCTGCAAAAGAAGAACAAGACGATACTGTAACTGAAGAAGCACAAGCCGCTGACTCTGAGGCGAGTGAAGAAGATCTTGAGCAATATGGTGATAAAGTCAAGAAGCGTATTGAAAAATTAACTTATAAAATGCGTGAAGCCGAAAGGCGAGAAAAAGCGGCTACTGAATATGCACAGTCAGTTAAAAAACAAATGGAAGATTTGGAAAAGCGTAGCCAAAAAATAGACCAATCTTATATTACTGAATATGATTCTAGAGTAAGTAATGAAGAAGAAAACGTAAAAGCAAGACTGACTAATGCTATAAATAGTGGTGATGTCAATGCTCAAATGGAAGCGCAAAAAGAATTAGCAAGGTTAGCATTGGAGACAGAGCGTTTAAAAATTGCTAAAGAAGAATTAGAACAACGGCAAAAAGCAGAGCCTCAAGCACAACCACAGCAACAACCAAAGGCAGAGCCCGACCCTAAAGCTAAAAGGTGGGCGGCTAAAAATACATGGTTTGGAGCTGATGAGCCTATGACATTAACGGCTTTTTCTATACATAAAAAATTAGTGGAACAAGAATACTACGATCCTAACAGTGATGAGTATTATACAGAACTAGACAAGCGTTTACGTATTGAATTTCCTCATAAATTTGAGGAAGAAGAGACGACACAAGCACGTACGACGCGAAGTCCAGTAGCTCCTGCATCAAGAGCAAATGGCAAAACTTCTGGAAAAAAAGTAAAATTAACTCCATCACAGGTTGCCATAGCTGACAAACTTGGTGTAACCTATGAACAATATGCGAAGCAACTTGCTCGCTTAACATCGTGAAGGAATAGATCATGGATCGCACCCCACGCACAAAAACCACTCGTGAGACAAGCTCACGCCGACGTCCTTGGCAACCTCCATCCACATTGGATGCACCACCACCGCCTGAAGGTTATATACATCGCTGGATTCGTGAATCAATCATGGGTACAGATGATAAGAAAAATCTTTCGGCTCGCTTACGCGAAGGCTTTGATTTAGTTCGCGCAGATGAGTTCCCTGACTTTGAAGCTCCTACCATCCAAGACGGTAAACATGCAGGAGTAATAGGAGTAGGAGGACTTTTATTAGCTCGTTTCCCAATAGAGTCAAAACAAGAGCGAGATGCGTATTATAGGGGTAAAACCCAAGATCAAATGACCGCTGTTGATAATGACCTAATGAGAGAAAGCAATAGTACAATGCCTATTATTAAACCTGATAGGCAATCTCGTGTAACCTTCGGTAAAAATAATGCCGAATAATTTTGTTAGGAGACAAAAATCATGGCAAATATAGATGCCCCTTTTGGTTTGCGTCCACATAACAAATTAGGTTCCAACGTGAACTCAGGAGGTTTGACGCCATACAAAGTGCAAATTCCAGGAGTGGCAGGATCATCAAGTAGCATATTTCAGGGCGACTTGGTGATACCTTTAACAAATGGGCTTGTGGACATTAGTGCGGCAGACGGTGGTTCAGTTGCGATCTTAGGAGTTATGGCTGGCTGTCAATATACAGCCTTAGATGGAACGCCAACTTTTGCAAATAATTATCCAGGAACTTCTTCCCTAAAGTCTGGGACAGAAGCAACTGTATTCTTATATGACGATCCAGCTCAAGTGTACGAAGTACAAGCAGATGCTAGTTTGACAAATCTAGCTACAGCAACTGCATTGATACATTCAAATGCTGAAGGCACAGGATTTGGAACAGAACATGCAAATGGTATTTCTGCGGGAGAGGTTTCCGTGGCGAGTGCTGGAGCAACTACAGCTACTGATAATTTTAGGATTGTTGGTATTAAAGATGTTCCAGGAATAGATTACACCTCAGCTGGTGTGGTTCTACTCGTTAAGTTAAACTTACCATTCCACTTAGCAACATCTGGCATATAAGGAGTAAATGATATGGCTATTGCAAGATCCCAACTCCTTAAAGAGCTAGAGCCAGGATTAAATGCCTTGTTTGGACTAGAGTACGATCGTTATGAAAACGAACATGCTGAAATTTTTGAAACAGAAAATTCAGATCGTGCTTTTGAAGAAGAGGTCATGTTGGCTGGTTTTGGTCAAGCACCTACTAAAGGTGAAGGAGCGGCTGTTAGTTTTGACTTAGCGAATGAGTCATTCACAGCTAGATATACACATGAAACTATCGCATTGGCTTTTGCGATTACAGAAGAAGCAGTTGAAGATAATTTATATGATAGACTATCTTCACGTTACACTCGTGCGTTAGCTCGCTCAATGGCTAACACAAAACAAGTGAAAGCGGCATCTGTACTCAATAATGCCTTTGATAGCACTTTTGCTATCGGTGACGGTAAAGAGTTGTGTGCAACAGATCACCCTACTTCGGGTGGTGGTAATTTCAGAAATGAATTAACAGTTGCGGCTGACCTTAATGAAACATCATTAGAGCAGTCATTAATTGATATTTCTGGTTTTATTGATGAGCGTGGTTTAAAAATTGCACTACGTGGTATGAAGTTAATTATTCCAACAAACTTACAGTTTATTGCTGAACGTTTGATGGCTACTAACTTACGTCCAGGAACTGCAGATAACGACGTAAACGCAGTACGTAACATGGGTATGTTACCTGATGGTTATGTGGTTAATCACTTTTTAACTGATACAGATGCGTTTTTCATCAAAACTGATGCACCTAATGGTTTCAAACATTTTGTTCGTACACCCATTCAAAATAGCATGGAAGGTGATTTCGACACAGGTAATGTTCGCTATAAAGCACGTGAACGTTACAGCTTTGGGGTATCAGACCCACGATGTGTGTTTGGTAGTCCAGGAGCTTAATTTTTCTCCATTAAAACTTTTAAAGGGCGGCTTTTCAGTCGCCCTTTTTTTATGTATAGTAATATTACCTTGACAGCATTATGCTGACATTTGCCAAGACAAGGAGATAAAAATGGCTACAACAACTTTTCAGGGCATAGTACGCTCTTACGGTGGTGGAATAAAAGGAACACATACTCCAACACCTGTTACACAAAGTGTTCAAATTTCTTTTGACCCTACAGCATCATCTGCTACTAATGTAAGAATCGGAACTTCAGCAACTGCTGGAGAAACTCTGACCTTACCAGCAGGAGCTTTACCTATTTCGTTTATGACAATAGGTGGTTCAGCTGGTGGTACTAATCCTACAATTGATATTGGCTCATCAGGTGATCCAGATGGTTTATTCAACGAAGTGGATTGTGATACCAAAGGCTCATTAAAAGGTGCAGATGGAGCACTTGCGGTTGCTGGTGGATTAGCCGCCAGTATTACAGTTACGGCTAGTGTGGGCTCTTCTGCCGCGACGAGTGGAACTGTTACTGGTGTTCTTACTTATGCGATGGCTAATAACAGCGTAGAATAATAGGAGGCTACAATGGCAAGTCCTATTACTGCAAAGACAGTAACTAGCACAGGCACTTTTAATGCTGGAAGAACTAGATTAAAATCTTTTGTCGTTAGAAGTTCTGGTAGTGGTAGTCCAGCGGCTGTATTTAGAAATAGTGATGGTTCT